CGGCTGCAGCAGTTGGTAGCTCAGAGTTAGTAGATCCTGTACCTACACTGGTTACAATATCAGTTACACTGTCTGTACCATCTGACAGAGTACCAAATGTAATTGTACCTGTAGTGGTGATAGCACTTGATCCATTATTAATAGAACCAAAGTTACTTGTAATGCTACCACTATCAAGAGCACCTACTGTAGTCACATTGCTTAGTGTATCTAATGCACTTTCGAAGTATGTCTCAAAGTCAGTTAGTGCTACCTGCTTCATAGTGCCAGCATCATTAACTACAACTCTATCTGCATCTGCAAGAGTGGTAGCTGTAGCTGCTGTATCACCATCCATGATATTTATTTCAGTAGCAGTGGCAGTTACACCTGTAAGATCCGTAGGTGCAATACTAATGTTAGCTGTACCATCAAAAGACTGACCAGCAATTGTACGTGCAGTTTCTAAAGCTGTAGCTGTTGCAGCATTACCAGAGGTATCCTGATTACCTGTTGTATTAACACCGGGTAAGTTTATATTAGCCGTACCGTCAAAGCTAACACCCCCAATAGTACGTGCAGTTTGTAGTGCAGTTGCAGTATCTGCATTACCTGTTAGATCACCAGTAACGTTACCTGTTATATTACCTGTAACATTACCTTCAATGTTAGCTACAAGTGTACCTGTAGTAATCGTAAGATCACCTGTAGATGCACCTGTAAATGTACCTGTACCTACAGTAAACTTATCTGCACTTTCATCCCAACCAATAAAGGCATTATCAGATGTACCACGTTCAATGACAATACCAGCATCATTAGAAGGTGTACCTGTAGTACCATTACCTAGTTCCATTAACAAGTCAGCAACTACAGTGTTAGTTGTGCTAATCGTAGTTGTTGTACCATTTACAGTTAAGTCACCGCCTACAATAACGTTACCTGTTGTAGTAATTGCGTCAATGTATCCATGTGACCAATAGTTAGAACTGTCACCTAAACTATATGTACTGTCTGCACTTGGTATAAGGTTAGAGGCTACGTCTGCTGTAATTGTAACAGTGTCTGTAGCTGCATTACCAATAGTAGTGTTACCATTAAAGGTAGCTGCACCTGATACAGTAATAGAACCAAAAGAGTTTGCACCCGTAGAAGTTACATTCCCTGTAAGGTTTCCTGTGACATTACCCGTAACATCTCCTGTCAGATCCCCCGTCACATTACCAGTTACGTTTCCTGTAACATTTCCTGTGACATTACCCGTTAGGTTGCCAGTTACATCCCCTGTGACATCTCCTGTCAAGTCTCCCGTCACGTTACCCGTAACATTGCCAGTAACATTACCTGTTACGTTACCAGTGACGTTACCTGTCAAAGCACCTGTAATTGCAGTAATGTTAGCGGCATCACCGTAGATGTTTGCCCAACGAACAGAAGTAGTACCTAAGTCATACAGGCTGTCAGATGCAGGGTTAAGGTTTTTAGCTGTTGAAGTTGTACCTACAAGATTACCTGTAACGTCACCCGTTAAGTCTCCTGTAACATTACCAGTGACATTGCCCGTAACGTTACCTGTGAGATTTCCTGTTACGTTGCCTGTCACGTTTCCTGTAAGTGGACCTACAAGAGATGTACCTGTAATGGTTGTACCTGTAATGGCTGCTGCAGTAGTACCACCAATTACCGTGTTATCTATAGCACCGCCGTTAATATCAACAGTAGTAAGTGTAGATGTACCTGTAGCTGTAAGGGTTGTAAACGTACCAGCAGCAGCAGTTGTTCCACCAATGGTAGCAGCATCAATTGTACCACCGTTAATGTCTGCAGTGTCAGCTACAAGACTATCAATGTTAGCAATACCATCAATGTAAAGATTACGCCACTCAGAGCCTGTAGCACCTAAGTCGTATGTATCGTCAGCAGAAGGAAGAAGTGCAGAAGCAATATCAGCAGTAAAGGTTACAGTGTCAGTAGCAGCATTACCAAGAGTAGCATTACCATTTACTGTAAGGTTGCCTGTAATCGTAGCATTCTCATCAACTTGCAATGTGTCAATGGTGGCAGTACCATCTAGGTACAAGTCTTTAAACTCTAGGCTAGATGTACCAAGATCAATATCGTTATCTGTGACAGGAGTGATAAGACCATCTTGGAATCTAACTTGCTCTACGGCTGCAGCAGATACCTCTACAAATACACCAACACGATTATTTGATGTATCTATAACTACTTTATTAAGTGCATCTGAATCAGCAATAAGTGGTACGTATGCGCCCTCTGCTGCAGTACCATCGTGCTTGTGTCCAGTTGAAGCATTAAACGCAGCAAGTACTTGGTCAAACTCTAGGTTTAACGGGTTAGCTCGTACAACGGCTGTTGCCACAATGTCTGCTGAAGATTGTCGGGTATACCCTGCCATAATTACATTTCCTCATACCTATTTGATTTACAAAGATTTTCTTTCCTTGTAATTATCTGAAGATTCCACGGAACATGCAAACCGCACACATTTACACCTTTTAAAGGTATTATATGATCTACGTGATGTATCACACCTGTATCCTCTGTTATTTTTCTGCACTCTAAATAAATATCATCCATGGCATTTTTTAGATTAAGTTCTTTTACTATATTACAAGAACTATATTTTAAGTACTCTCTATTTTTTTGAGTTGCTGCTCTTCTAGCTTTTACTTCTGGTCTTTTTTGATAAGCTCTTTGGTATTCTTTTATTTTCTGTTTGTTTTTTTGTTTATATTTTTTTACACGTTCTTTGTGTAGTCCATCTGGTTTTCTTAATTTTGCACATTCTAAACAACACCCTGTAGATGTAAGCCTATAAGAAACATGACCATGTATACAAGGTTTACCAGTATAATATTTTAAAAAACCTTTTTCTTTTGCTTCTTTTCTTAATACCACCAAAAATTTTTATCTCCTGTCGCCTGTGCCATACAGTATGGATACGGCCTGTATTGTATGACTTGGGCTTGTACTATTGGTAACGTAAGATACCGAAATAGAATCCCCTGATCCACTTATATTCGTTGTTCTGGTTGGTGATGGGTTGCCATCGTATATGTCTGTTGTATCGTAGATTGTAGATGCTGCATCAAACAAAGAAGCTGCACCTGCAGTAGTTAATGAAAAGTTTTCTGGTGTGTTTATTTCAGAGTCACCAAAGTTAAAGTCTATACCTACGTTAATTAAAGCCTCACCTTCAGTTTTAAGAAAGGTCTTAACTTTATAAAATACTTTACGAACTTCTGGATCACCCATAAAGTAATACGGAGTTTGGTACACACTGAATATTTCAGAGCCAGCAAATGAATCACCTTCTTCTTGTTTATGTACCTTGCCTGTACTGTCTCCATGTAATACAAACTCAAACTGACCTATGTAACCACTAGCTACTGCTGTTGCTTCAACACCTACAAGCTGACTATATTCAAATGTAGACTGTGCAGTTGGGCCTTTACGTATAGCTGCCAGTAGTGACAAAGAAGTGTTAGCTTCAAAGAACAACCTAAACTGTGACTTTCTTCGTATTACAAGAGCTTTAAGTTTAGTTACGTCCTCGTTAGCTGTGTAGTTCTCAAATGTCTTTTGAATCTCACGAGAAACAGTTTCAAGTTCAACGTCACCAATACGTGATGTACCTGAAATAGGACGAATACCATCTGGTCCTAAGAAGATAATATCACCACCAAACTCTACCACAGTATCAGGTGCAACACACCCCAAGTCATTCGTTACGTTTTCAACTGTAAAGTTAGAATAGTTATCACCTATAATACGTTTGATCTGGTTCTGACCAAATACATAAAGTTGGTTACGAAAAGATTTTAACTGAGTTACAGTAAAGCCTATGTTGATTACACCTGCACCGTTTGCTGGATCAAAGTCTGTATCTGCATTAGGAGCAGAAAAATATATGTTAAAGGGTTCTGCAGGATCACCAGCTAACCAAAGATGATTTGCAAAGGCACTAGAAAACTTAGGATCTGTTGGTGCATTTGCGTGTGTAATCTGCGTATACGTTGTACCGTTATACTTAGCTGCAGGATTAACACCATCAGTTAGTAGTAAGATTTCTTCTGTCCAATTATAACGTTCAAACCTTACTACGTCAACCCCTGTCATTGTAGGGCTACCTGCTGTAGTAACTGCAGTCCAACCTATTACAGTAGGAGTACTTGATACTGTACCTGTTGCACTAGATGTACCACCTGTAAGTACGTTACCTGTAGCAAATATATTATCTGGTATTCTACCAAAGTTTACTACAATAGCATCTGCAGTTTTGGATATTACTGTACCTGATGCTGCAACTGCAGTACTGTCACCAGAACTAACTACACCTGTAACAGTTTCACCAACAGTAAAACCTGAACCTTCTCCTGTACCTAATGGTACATCATAGTAGTGATTATACCAATGCAGATAGTTGCTACCAGAAGAAGGTGCTCTACACCCAAGTACACCCTGATTAATATCACCGTTGACAGAAAGTCCTAATACTTTACCTGTACCGGGAAGTGTACCATAAGAGTTTTCAAAACCACTTATTCGTCTGTATCCACCCTCAAGTGAAGGTTCCATGTTTACAAGACGTACTGCACTACCTGAGAAGTTGTTTGACTGTGTAAGTGGATCAACGTTAGTTACAAGTCCACCAGCCATAACAGACACATATGTTTGTAATGCGTCAGACATTGTTAGAATCCATCTGTTGTAATTCTACTTGTAGGTCTATTAATCATTGTAGATATAACATTAACAGGATAGTCAAGAAGTAATCTTCTCATCATATCAATACCCTGTTCAAATTTTTGACTGTGCATAGCTGCACTTTGTTCATTAGATCTAAACAACATCATGTACATCATAGCACCATCAATAAGAACGTGTTTAAATCTATCGGGTACAACAGATACATCACTAGATGCAGTTAAATCTGCAGGAAACTTAAAGTACCTATATTCAATTACATATGCTGCATCAGGTACAGGATGTACACCAAACTTTTCTTCTAGTGTCATGTACACTAAATCAGGATCACTACGAGATGATTCTCCACCTAAATCTTCTAATGGTTTATAGTAACTAATATACTGATCAAATGTTGTAAGTCTAAGTTTTTTAGGTGTATTGTTTTCAGAAGTTAGTTGTCTAATATAAAATGTATCCCAATCTGCTTTGGAATAATCTGCAGGAAAGTCATACGTTCCTGTTCCTGCTGTAAGTGTTTGTGTTGTTGTTGTCAACAAAAAAGGCCACTCTTGAGCATCCTGTAACATTTGCCTAGTAGCTGAGTTAATAGCATCTTTAGCAAGAGCTTGTACGTTCTTAACTGAAGTAAACTCAGACTCTGTGATCTGAACTTCATTAAGTCTACGTAGTAGCTCATTTGTCAGGTTAATAAAAGTAGCCATAAGAATCTCTTTAGATAAGCCTAGAGGGGCCAGTTTCCCAGCCCCTCAGTGTTTAGTTATTATGCAAGTGCGTCACGAGCTACTTCATTAGCAGCCATGTCACCTGTGTCGGTGCAATCCATAAGAACTGCCCATACACGGAACTCACCAGAGGTAACTGCACCACCTGAAAGAGCAGCAATAACAACATCAATGTTGTCATCAGCTACAGCCATTACTGGCTGATAAGCTGCAGGGTTCTGTGAAAGAACACCAGCCGCAGATGTTGCATCAAAAGTAGCAGCAAATACGTCAGGGTCAACTCCTGTGCCAAGATTAACAGTAAAAGTTGAACCATCAGTAGCCGTAACTACTTCAATACCTGCATTCAAAATCATTGTACCTTTTGGTACAGCAATGACAGGAACAATATCGGTTGCTGCAAGAGCACCACCTTTGTCTGACAAAGCTGTAGCCCAGTTCAATGTAGTTTGAACCATATAAGGGTTGCGTCCACGTTGTGAATTACCACGTGCGGAAGCTAGAGTATTATCACCAAGTGCCATATCTCATTCCTCCCTTATAGACCTGACGTATAGATCGCATTGACCAGAGCTTCTGGACGAAGGATCTTACGACCGTATAGATGCATACCCCGAACAATGTCAGCGAATGAATCTGGATCACGGTATGTTTCAGTCTTGTTAATCTGTTCTGCAGTTGCAGCGGCAGATGAATGACCAGCAACCAATACACCGTAGTGAGTAGAACCTGAAGATGTAGTTGAGGTTGGACCGTCACCTACTTCAGGAAGGTTGTTAGACATAAAGACTTTAAAGCCGTGAATGTTATTGATGATCAAGCCGTTTTGAAGTCCTGATCCACCGAAGTCTGAGTTCAAAAGACGTGAGTCTTCATCTTTTAGAAGTTCAGCAAACACAGGGTCAATTACGAGCCAACGACCTGACGTGTCAACATTTTGCTGATCCAGCTTACGTGACATACGTGCAATAACTTGCATTGGTGTCGCATTAGCTGCAGTGGTGTTTAACGTGTCTGCACCTGTACGAGGCTTGACAACGATAGAATTACCACCAGTACCAGCATTAAAGTCGGACGCATCCAACTTCATGTTAGCAAGTAGTTCATCAGAACCAGCAGTCGTTACAGCCTTAGAACCATTTACGGTTGTGTTAGCTGTATTGGCACGTCCATGAATTGCTGACTGTGTAAAGCCAGAAATATATCCAAGAACGTCTTGGTCAAATTGGTCAGCCAAACGATAGGCTGCACGATCAGATGCGATAGATTGGAAATTCACGTGTGAGTGAGCTTCCTCAATATCATCAACCTTAAAGGCAAAGTAGTTAGCTTTGTCAATGGTCAATGAAAAGTCTTCGTCATCAAGATCCTGTGGAGTGATCGTCGTACCACGTGAGTACGCCTTCACTGTAATCTCAGGTTCTTTAATGATTTTGACACTATCGCCCATGTTTGCAATCTCTCCGAAATAATCAGAGTTAGTAATTGCTTCAACAACAGATGCTTTGCGGAATGCAAGTTGCACCTGTTTGGAATAGATTACGGGACTAAAATTGCCATTAGGCAGGTTGCCGTAACCTGACGCTGTTGAAAATGCCATTGATATTCTCCTTATAGCATTATGAGCACACAGATGCAAAACTAACTTTACTTACTAGAGGCTAATGTACTAGGGTGCATAAAACGTAATGTTGGCCTACATTACACCTTATGGGCCACGAGGGATTAGGTGAGTCCGAAAGTACTTGTTGTTTGCTAAAGTTACAAAAAGTGTAGGTAAACCTATGAAGGGGCTACACTTTTTATAGTATACATATAGTTATATCATAATTAACTTATATGTCAACTCTTTTTATCGGGCAGAACCCGACATATCATAAATAAATTTACCAGTACGAATAGCTTCCATAATATCGTCGGCTGCTTTTTCATATTGTGCTGCGGTCATTTTATTTACGACACTTTCTTTATATACCATTCCTTCTGAGTCTGTATCAGGTTGACTTCTACTGTTACGACTACCTACAGAACGGGCTGCATCTTTTTCATTTGCAGATTTTTTAGGTTTAATATTACGATCTGCTTTATATAAATCAATTGCACGTGCAGCAGAACGAGCATCACTATCATTTTCATAAAGAGCATCTTGAACCCACTTTGGTTGTTCTTCTGCCCATTCATGGAAATCATCACTTTCACGAATTTCACCAAAGTCTGGGTGAGCCTTCATTAATTCTACTTCTGCTTTTTCTCTGGAAGCTGTAGCTCTAAGCTCATCAATTTCTTTTACACGATCCTCTAGTCCAGCACTTTGTTCACGAGCTTTTTTAATTGCAATTGTTTCAACTATAGCTGCTACATCAGGGTATTGTGCAGCCCAAGTTTCAATGTCTTGATCAGACTTAGGAAGTTTAATTTCCTTACGTGTTACTTCTTTTAGTTGGCTTTCAAGTTGTTTAAACTTATCTTCCCAATCTTTTTCTTTTTGCTGCATGTGACGACGAAGATCACCATAACGTTTTTTAAAACTTTTTTCCTCTGCACTTGTAGGTTCTTCTTCTACAGATTCTTCCTGTGCTTCACCTTTTTGTTGTGCAATAAGTTGCTCTAATTCTTCTTCGTCTTTCTTAATACGATCTTGATTAGAATATGGCTTTGTCATAAACGCCATAGATTTCTGTGGTTGTTCCACTACCATTTCTTCAGACATGTTATTTCCTTAACTGGGGCCACCGTAGCCATGTTGGATGGGGGATGAGTAGCCAGCGTATCTAGGTTATTTATCGTGTTCCTAGTCCACGTCTTTTTGGTCTTGCTGTTGGTGTTCGTTTTACACCTAAATCAGCAAGTGCCAATTCATTTCCTAGTACTTTACTAAGAACCAAACCTTGTTGCGTACCACGCATTGCACGTACTATATCCTTTTCATCTTCAGAAAGTTTATTGTAACGAGCACCTACTTGAGCTAGGTATTCTCCATATGTACTTTTTATGTCCATTATACGTCCTCTTTTACAAAAAGTCCAACAATAAATGTTTGTGCAGCACGATAATAGTATCTCGATGCAATTTTTATACTAAATGGACGTTTTCCATTTGCCCATTCAATACACTCTTTAAATTCTTTATATACAGTTTCGGCTGTTCCATTAGCAATGTGCTTACGTCCTAAGTATCTGTATCCTTTACGCATAGTTTCACCCCACCACTTGTCGTGAAGAGTATTTTTACACCATTCAATAGCATTTTGTTTATCTGACCATTGAAATGCTCCGTTGGCTACAGCATGAGTAGCAATTACACAACCACCGCCACCAGATGATCCACCACTATCACCTCCTCCTCCACCTCCAGAGCTTCCTTCATTTGCACGAGCACTGTCACGTTCAGACACAAGGTTGTTTAATTCAGATGTCCATTCTCCACCTGAATTTTTAAGTGCTTGGTTAATATCATTTTGAATTTGTGTTTCAGTACGACCAGATGATGCAACGTTAGTATCTTTACTGGTTGTAGTTGTAGTAGCAGGTTTATCGTCTTTAGGTGCAGTTGTTGTTGGTCTTGCTTGAGGACGTAATGATACATCAGGTGCTAATGAAGGTTGTGTAGTAGTAGCAGGTTTATCATCTTTAGGTGTAGCTTTTGTAGTAGTAGTAGTAATTGGCGTTCCTCCAAACTCACCAACATCGCCAATTCCATATGGGTCTTCTACTTTTGCTGTAGTAGTAGTAGTAGGTATTACTTTTTCTGTTCTACCTGCTTCTCCCATATCCATTGTTGCATAACTAGGTGTTGCAGGAGAAACGACTGTTTCTTTAGGTGTCTCAAACATATATGCATAAGGATCTGGCATTTGAGAAACTTCATCTGCTTTAGGTCCAGAAATAGTTTGTGCAGGAAGTGCTGTTGCCATTTGCTCTTGTACAGTAGGTGTAGGTGTTGGTGTAACTGCAGTTGGTAAAGTAGATTCTTGTTCACGAGCACTTGCTGCTGCTGCAGTTCCTAATGGAGTACGAATAGCATCAGGCACACTAGGTGGTCCAGATGTTTGAATATCAGTATAGTCTATTTGACTAACAGTTGGAGTTTCTGTTGTGGGTGCAACAGCAGGAGTAGGTTGAGTAAAAGCAGGTATAGTTAATTCATCTGGCAATTCATAAGAAACAGGAGTAGGTGGTGTAACAACAGGTTGACCTGCTACTACAGAGGGAGTTTGATACACAGAAGCCAGTTCTGCTCTTTTTGCAATTGGATCTTCTCTTTGTATTCTTGCAGTTCTTCTTTGTGTTTCTTCTTCTGTTAAACGAGCAAGTGGATCTTTAGGTTGCGCTGAACCATCTCTAAGCATACCACCTGTACCTGTAGGTAATTGGACAGATTCAAAAAATTCATAAGGTTGAGATGGAGCTTGTTTTGAATAAGCCTCTCTAGCAATATCTTTTTCATCTAAATATTGAATAGGTTGACCACCTCTAGTAATTAATCCACGTTCTAAATCGGTATACACTTCTTCTGGAGGTTGATACATTGTAGGTGCTGCAGGTAATTTTCCTATTTGAGGTGCAGGTCTAACTGCTTGTGTAGGTACAGGAGGTACTTGGCTTATGTCTAAAGGATCTACACCTTGTTGTTCCATTGCTCTAAGTTGTTCCACTCGATTTATAGTTTCTTGTGTTATTCTAGTGGGTCTACCCATTTCATAGTCTGCTACATCTTGCATAATTCCTGCAAGTTCAGGTGAAGTACCATCACCACTTAAAATATACTGTTGAACTTGTTCAGTTAAAGCTGCATCAGATTCAGGTGTTTCCATTTTAACGGGTGAATTTGCTGCAACTTTTACAGCTTGTTGTTTTATTTCTTCAGGGGCAAGTATGCCTTTTACTATACTTTTAACTTTATCAAAAGCACCTGCTGGAGCTTCTTTACCCTCAAGTATAGCTTTAATTTTTCTTAGTTGTGCAACTTGTCCTTCAATAGGTGTTCCCATAGCTTCTTGAATACGTTTATCAATAGTTGCAAGTATACGTTTCTTTTGGTCAGATGCAGCTACTCGTGTAAACAAACCCATAGGTAAACCACCAAATGCTCCCATAATACCTGTAGCAAGTGAAGAAGTACCATCTACAAATTTAGTAGCTTCTTTTATATACATGTCAAGAGGTACACCTTCCCAACTACCAGCTTCTGTAAATTCATTTCTGACTATTGCAGAGCTACTTCTACTTTCAGAAGAATCACGAGGTGCGTTTGCTAATGCTTCATTTACTTCTTCAACTGCTTCTTGCTCTTCAGTTGTAGTTTCTTCTGCAGAGGGTTGGTATAACGAATAGCCTTGTGGAATAGGAAAAATAGGACTGTCACCTAAAAATGGAATAAGTATAGATTGCCCACTTGCATTTCTATACTCTTTAAAATTAATACGAGCATCACCCATAAGTTTATCAAAATTTATAACACTAGGTGCTGGTCGTTCTATCTGAGGAGTAAGAGAACGAACACTTCTAAACACAGGTTGTTCAGGCGGTAGTGTAGCTACAGGCGGTTGTGCATAGGTAGGTTGTTGTGTTGTACGTGTAACAGTTGTTGGACGCCGTACAAATCCACCTTCTTGCATTTCTAATTCTTCACCAGTATCACCAGCAACAATAATAAGATCAGCCATATCAAATGGTAAATCATCAGGAATAGTGGCTTCATCACCATTACCCATTTGACCCATAGCTTCCATTGTTTTCAAACCCATCTTAGCTTGCTGACGCAATTGCATAAGTTTATCTAAACCAATGTATCGAACAACATCTTCTGGAAAAACAAACTCACCTTCACTTACCATAGCAGGTACGTCATCCCTTACGCCTTTTTTAGTTCCACCAACGGGAACTTCATTTCCAGATACTTCATCTATTTCGCCGCCTTCGTCGTTAAGACCACCACGTCTAAATAGTTCCATTTGTTGTTCCATCATAGGTTTATCCATTCTTTAAAACTTCATCACGTAATAGTTTTAATCTACGCAACTGATAGATAGCACCTTGTGCTCTATACATTATTTGTGTGTTGTCTGTTTGTTCCATAGAACGATGCTGTTGGGCTATCAGTAAATCTAAATAGTTACTGAACTGGTCCCATTGCTGGTGGTTGTTCACCAACCCCTTGAGCTTGTTGAGGTGCTCCTTGTCCGTCATTTCCGCTAAATCCTTGTTCCTGTGGTGTTGGTACTTGTCCAGTACCTATCGTACCGCCACCTGCTCCTGTAGGATCTGCTGGGTTTGCACCTGCAGGAACGGGTTGTGCTGGTTGCTGAAAGTCTTTCATAAGTTCAGCTTGGATTGCAGCTTCATCCATATTGTTGGTTACTTTGTCAGGGTCAAGGTCAAGAGACTTTGCAATCTCTCTAATAATGTATTGAAACTTAGCAAAGGGTGCTAATGCTGGGCTAGATGCAATCTGCATAAACTGCATAAGTCTTTGGCTACGTACCTCATTAGCCATAAGACTTTCTGTTCCACGAGCTTTAACTTCCAAATCACCTTTGATTGTAGGATCAAAGTCAAACTGCATATTAAATCTAAACAAACCCTCACCAAGAGGACGTAATAGATAATCATCTACATTTTTAATTACATTCTTTATACCGCCTTGTGCGGCACCCATAAGCATAGAAATGCCAGAAGCAGTACGACCCACCCCCGATACTCCAGTTTGACCATGTGCAAAAGATGGAAAACCAGTAGATTCATCGGCTAATACCCTTGCTTTATCAAATAGCTGTAAGTTTTCTGCTGCAACATTTGGAAACTTTGTACCAAAGATAGCTTGCCCCGGAGCACCACCCTGTCTCCTAAATACTTTGCCGGGATATACTGACAAGTCTTGACCCGGAACTAAGTTTGTTTCATCTACCTCAATAAGAAGATTACCAGATAATACGGCATTGTCAACTGCCATTCTCATAAACCCATTCATAAGAGTTTGGGTATCATCCATATTTTCTGCAATACCTACCCCAAAGAATGAATATGGGTTTAATTCGTAAGGTGCAGCCATGTAAGGAATAGTGGCAGGTTTAAATGGATTCAAGACCATACGCAATAGCTTGCCATTACAAATCCATATGTTTGCTTGTAGTTCATCTACGTCTTGCAGTTCATCTGGAATATCTACACCTTGTTCTACAAGCATTTCGGTATCACACATACCCCAATACTCAAGAACCTCATAACGTTCTACGCCATGCTCTGGTGCATAGTCAGATAAATCATCTTCCCAGTATTCTTTATTATAGTTTTCGCCTAGCTGTACAGCTTCATCAATCACAGAAGATCTAAAGTAAGGACGTTTCTTTAAAGCACGTAATTGTGTACGTGACATTTTATGACGTTCAATTACATACTGAGCTTCATCCATATTGTTTGCGTCTGGATCAGGATAAAAATTCCAAACAGATACATGTGAAACTTGTGGAATGGTTTTCATAATAGGCGTATATTCACCATCTTCATTCCAATTAGGATATTCTTTGTCTACAGCAAATGGTCCTTTCATTACGCCAGTACCAAACAAAGCCATTTCAAATGCTGTACTGCGTAGATGTTTACTTGCACTAGACTCTTCTAGTTGATCGTGTATTTTCTTTTGCATCATCTTAGCAGCTACCATAGCTGGGCTAAACGTAATTGCAGTTGGCGTTTTACCTACACCCTCACGAACACCGTCAATATTCTCTAGTTTATCTCTGTATGATCCAAGACTTTCCAAAAGAGTTTTAGCTGTAGCACCTGCGGGTAAATCCCGTCCATCCCCAGCAAACCCATATGGATTTACTTCCTGTCCAAGTTCTGACTGCTTTAATTGTTCTGGTTCTTTTGGGTCAAAGTTTACATCGGCAACAACTCCATCGGGAAGTTCTGTTGGATCAATTGTCAATGGAAACTTTTGACCTGCAAATAATACGTCTACAATTTGACCATATGCTGCAAGTGTTTTTGTTTTAGTTACTTTAATAAATACTCTTGATTTTTCTGCTTCTGTAAATTGTACGTCAGATCCATAAATACCACGATAGTTACGATAGGCACGTAACCACCGTTCTTCATCTTGATTTCTATAATCGTCTGCACGGTGATACCGTTCCATAACAAATGGAATAATTTTATTTGTATCAACGTCTTCAATAGTAGAATCTTCTGCATCCGCTAGTGCAATTGCATCGTCTTCAATAAAGCCTTCAGTTTCTTCTGCCATGATTGTTCCTAATATCCAAAGGTAGCATCAGCTATTCTCATTCCTGTTTCAGGTCTTCCATATGGGTCATAGTCAAATACACTAAACCTTGGTCTTGACATTATACCGTATCTAAGTGCATCGTACAAGTGATCTTCTGCAGTTGTGTCAATATCTTCTGGATTTCTTTTGTCAATAGGTAATGCAGGTAGCTGTGCAATTAGATTAGTACAGTTATTAAAAAATACAATCCTTGGTTCTTCAGTAAACTCATCAACTTGTAAACGTCTGTGTATTTCGTTTTTACCTGCTACCCTAGAACCCTTTGATCTATCGGATGGACGCCACCTACATCCACGGTGTATCATTTGTTCTGCTAGGCTAGGACCAGTGTCACCACGTTTGTGCCACAAACTAGAGTCAAGAACTCCATACTTAATGTTACCATCTTCAGCTTCTAAGTCAAGTACCATATCAGCTAAATCTGTTGCTAGTACTTTAGATACATACAATTCTCTGTAAACAATTAGCTGTTCACTTGGAGATACAGCAAACCACACAACGCCAGATTTACTTCCGTATCCATAATCACATGCTCTAAACTTAACCCAGTTACTTGGTATGTTAAATGGCTCTACAACATGTATGTTTCTATCAAACTCTGTAAAAGCTGCACCTTCTTTAATATCCCAATCACCATCTAGTAATTGCCTACGTTGTTGCTCTGGCAGTGACAGAAGCATTGCTTCATAGTCACCTTGTTCAGCTAGGTAAGGATTGTCGGTAAGACGGGCAGGTATGAATCTACGTTTGAATAAAGGCTTGCCAGCTTTCGAGTGTCCTGCAGGATAACGTAAGACTTCATTTGTTTCAATATCAGTAGCATCAAACGCCTTTCCGTGTGGTGCAGGATCAATAAACATTTTTTTGACCCAATGATGACCTCTACCTCCGGGGTTGGTAGTAGCTCGCATATATACTGGTAAGTCAGGTGCAGTGGACCGTAGACGAGATCGCATATAGTTCCATGCAAATGGCGTAGGCCATTGTGTCAACTCGTCAAAGCCTATCCAGCTAAATGCTAGACCTTGGTAACGCAGGACATCATCTTCCCTATCTAGGTAGGACATCCACAATCTCGCACCAGATGGCGCAGTCCACTGCATCTTACGTTCTGACCACTTTATTCCGGGCCAAATCTTAGGGTACATTTCTTGTGATTTAAATATAAGTTCCCTAAGTTCTTCTGTAGTATGACGCAGTAGCAATCCTGAAAAAGCTGGATGACCCATAAACCGTAAAGGGTCAGCTAACATTGCGTATGACTTGCCACCACCTGCAGAACCACCGTACAACACTTCACGTTCACCTGCTGCAAGAAAATCTGTCTGGGGGCCAGCATTAGGTTTAAATACTACGTTGTGTTGTTCTTCTACAGGAAGCTCAGTAACTACAGGTTTATGCTGCTGTGCTACTTTCCTCGTTGTCTTTCTTGCTGTTGAGCCTTTTGGTTTCGAGGGCTTCCGCCTTGGCGATTGCCTTTTTTGCATAGTCTGCCCATCTGCGTAGGCTTCTAGCTTGGTTGTACCGTCTTCTTTCATTATCTAACCGTTTCTTTAATCCTACGTGTGATATGTATCTACCTGTGTTTCTGGACAACCAGTTAGCAACCTCACGATATGAGTATTGCTTTAGATACTTCTTAGCCTGTTGTAGCTTGTCTAGCTCGTCGGGTATTGGTACTAGGACTTCACTATCATCAGGATGTAGTTCGTAGCCAAACGGGACAGTTCGTGCGATTCGTGGAATTTCTATCCACTCATTATCTTCTTGTAAGTCGGTTGGTTGCGGGAGTTTCCAAACGCCAGTTTTAATCAATCTTCTTCTACCTGTTTAGGTGGCATAAGCATTACACCACCCTTTGCTTCTACTTGCATCTTCTCTGTTTTTACTAGACCAGTACGATCTAATAATTCTTTTGCTGCTTGCATCTTATCACGTATACCTAATTCTGTTGGGTCCATTAGAGCACCTACCATTGCAACTGCAGCACGAGGTGCATTACGTGACATGTACATATGTGTAGCATCTAGTATTTCTTCTTTTAAACTATTTACTACTTGAGTCGTAGATGTACCGTCAGAATATCCAGCAAGTTTTTTAGCCGCAGCTACATTACCTGCTGCCTCGTCAAACAAGACATCTAAAAACTTCTGTTGTTGTTCTGTTAATTGTCTACTCATATTACATCATCTCAAAATGTGGGCCATCAATAAATGGTCTACGGCCTTGGGATCTACGCAAATCAATATACTCATTCATTGCATCTTCCATAGTACCTACGTATTTAGTAATATCTCCTACTGACCAAGCTGCACCCCACTTAATAGGGCAACCTATTTCATTAGCAGCCTCAGTCATTGCATCAGCAATGTTATCGTAAACATTTAATTCCCAAACTACATTTGATCCATCATACGCAACAAGGTCTACGGCATGGCTATAGCCTGTGTCTTGAATTAAATGCTTAGAGTTCATAGTTTGTGAACGTCCTGAAGCATATAGCTTCTCTTGCTCCTGAAGAGTTCTGACCCCATACGTTACACCAAAGTCTACTGTAGTCAATTCAATAGCACGTTTAACTGTAGCTACCATGTCAGGGTGAACACCCTCTAATTTGTCTAGTGATCGTTTGCTTAGTTTAAATGCCATTATTTTTTCCCAAAAAGTTTAGTAGCAGATCTTACCCCAAAGCTGGCAGCAACAATTACACCCAAAGTATATTGATACCAATCTGGCATAGTCTCAAGGGCTGTAAAACCATTGGCAACTACACTTCTACCCCAATCTCCTGTAAATACAAGTATAAGTGGTATACTAAAGAGTATAGTCAACCATTCGTCTTTCCAACTATTCTGGCTACCTTGAGCCATAATCTTTTCCCAATCTGCTTCACTCGTTGCACGAGAGAGCATAATCTGTGCTTCAGCTTCAGACTTAGCAACCATTGCACGGGTTTCTGCAGCTTTAGTTTCAACTTTTCCATTTAACCATGTTCCTGCTAATTGAGTTATTGGTCCTATTAATGCTTGAATCATAAGGCTATTCCTTTTGATTTATTTTCGAAAGACATCTCTACACATTTAGTAATTACAAAAGCATCTGGAGTAGGCTTAGTTTGCTCTAGCTTTTGAACCATTACTGCTTTATCTGCCTCACACATTTCTTCGTTTGCATATAGTATTTGATTTGAACCTACCTGATGATTACCACCTAGAAAAAGAATTAGAACAATAATATACATCAGCTTGTACCACGATCAGTCTTGGCCTCTTTGTTCATCCAAATACCAAAACAACCTGTTAATGCACCCATACAAACTGATACAAGACCTGCTTGTCCATTGCTGGGGTCAGGGAGTGACATATACCAGTGTACTGACTGATATGTCAGAATAGTTACTACAAGCATCATAAGTCGTGGAAATACTTTATAGTTATCAATAATTGTACTTGCCATATTGCTTTCCTTTCTACCACACTACAAAGTCTACATTACGTCCTTGTTTAGGATACAGTTTGTTTCCATTGTGTGGGTGGTATGCATATACATCCTCATACCTATACTTATCTGCTTTTCGTTCCATTGCTGTTTTTGAAGTTTCTACGACTTCTTGTTTTGTTGTACCTTCTGTTAATTTTACTTTATCAAATGGCATTTTAGGTAATGGTAGATAATCAAGTAAACCTAAACTTACATTCATGGTTTAAGTCCTTCTAAATCTAGCGGTTTTCTTTGCAATCTTTTTAGGTTGAGCCACAAACTGCTTACCTGCCTTCGTGCCTTCTCGTTTGGCTCGTGAAGTTGCTGCATACTCAGCAGGGCTGAGAGACTTAATAGCAGCAGTAGGTAGATAACGTTCTCCCGTTTTAGCACTAGGCTTGCCACTCTTGGTTCTCCACTTTTGTTTAGTCCAATCCTTTAGGCTTTTTTGTGATTTAGCAAGAGCCATTACTTATAGCCCCCGCCTTTTGCCTTATATTGTTTTGCAAGCATTTGAGCTTTACGTGCTGACCACTGTCCAGCTTTACCACCTTTACTACCTGCCTTAATACGATTAAACAAATTTTTACGCATCGTAGGTTTAGTATAATTACCTGCCTTGTTAACCGTAGATTTTCGAGTAGATTTCGCCACGACTTATTCCTATATCTTTAAGAGCTTTATCTGACATATTATTTAATTGCCAGTATGCTACTCGTTTTTCATTTGTTTCTTTTATAAAGTCATATATACGTTTAAACATTGCACTACCTCCTTTTGTTTGTGTGCTATGGAGATAGTTATAACATATGTACGACTATATTAGTATTGCTATTTCGTCATGTCCGTCTTGCAGGAGTATAATACAAACGTGCAGATAGTGTAACATCAAAAGAAGAAGAACCACTATGTTTAAATACTAATACTTTATCACCTTCATGTAAAAACAAAGGACCACTTGCAATGTAATGTTCGTGAGAGTTTCCAGCTATAGCTTCGTTTGCTACAAAAAAATGATATGTAGTATCGTCTGCATGGTACACCTGTATTCCTATGTTAGAAGTAGATGAACCTTCATTAGCTACCATAAGTAAAACTATTTCAGCTTCATGGCTGGCAGGACACGTAAATAAAGTATTAGCATTGTTAGGACTGCCAGAGGTACTAGCAGACGTAGCTGTTACGTCTAAAAACTTAGATGCAGTCCTAAAGTTAATACCAGCCATTTATTTTTTCTTTTTAAGGTTATCTACAATTTTTACAGGGTTGACATAGCCACCCTTTTTCATTTTAGCCATGCCACTTGTCATACCTCTGGCTGACATCATGCCTTGAGGAGATCTCATTGCGGAGGGTCTATATCTGCTTTGCTCACCTTGTTCAGGTGTAGCTGCACCACCCAATACAAACTTCTTAGGTTTTTTCATTTTACTACCTTTATAACCACTAGCATAGGCGGCACGTGCTTGCTTTTCAGCTTGAGCACGAGTAGGGTACACCTTACCTGATGTACCCCACTTATAACCACCCTTTACTTTTTTTACTGGCATTCATTATTTCTTTTTCTTTGCCATTCCGCCACGCATCATTTTCTTTTTAGCCATTCCACCACCACGCATCATAGGTTTCTTAGCCATACCGCCGCCACGCATTGGCGTCTTCTTCTTCATTGCTCTGGGTTTCATCGCCATTAGACTGTCTCCTTGCTCTGCGATCTAGCACAAGTGCTTTGTACTCTTCTTCAGGATATACTGTGTAATACCCTAGCTTTTCTAATTGTAAACTTGCGTCATCTACCTGACTCAAGGATTGAATAAACAACATAGCATACTCTTTGTCTATGCTAGATTCCCAATCATGTTCATACAAAAAGTCTAGCTCTGCATCTTCTGCACCATAGTCAGGATGAAACCCCATTATGTGCAAATCATTCTTTGTATATTTATCATTAAGGTATTCGACATACATGTTAAACATACTTATGTCGGGGTAGTTATAGGATGCAACTACAACTAATTCGTATCTGTGATTATGGAATACTTTAGCTTCTTTTTCTGTAGTATACACTAAACCAGTAGTTTCTACAACATTTACTTTGCGTTGTTTCCATGCTTTTTTAGCAAATGGGCAAGCAGGTAAACCGCCCAATGCTTCATTCGGAACTTCTAATACATCACGTGACCAATTACGTAGGTCTTTCTCTATGCTCACTTGTAGAACATACCACCTTTACGCATGTCCATATGACCTGTCTTAACTAAGCCACCACGTTTAAACGGAAGATCTTTGCTTGGGTCATATCCTTTAAAAGGCTTACGGTCACGAGCAGACTGTGCAGACTTACGTCCAGCTTTATCTAACTCATCGGCTTGCATCTTTTCAAAAGACCTACGTTGTGCATCCAACATCTTCTGCATCATGTCTTTACGTAGACCATCATCCATATCGTCAATACGTCTTTGCATTGTATCAAGTTGATTTGCAGTCTTAGCTTGTTGAATATCTGTTTTGCTGACAGTCATCTTCTTAGCAATGCTGCCTTTCTTTTCAACTGTCTTGGCAGCTTCTTTAGCTTTACGTGCTGCCCTAGCTGCTTTCTGAGCCTTAGAAAGTATTCCCATTGGTTTATCCTCTTACCATTTAACTTTGTGTGACCAATACTTGGCACTCAACTTAGTCGTTGGTTTGCCCTGTGCATTGTGTCTTGCATAATAGCTACGTTTACGAGCTTTATCTTTAGCTGTTGTAGGAGACTTACCCGCACCCTTAACACCCTGTTGTCCAAATCTTACAACTTTATACTTACCACCTTCCGATGCCATTACTACGTGAGACTTAGTTTTGTGACTAGGAGTACGTTTAGGTACGTTAACTCCACTCAAACCTAACTCTTTCATTTTATTTTTTACACGATCAGGTACTGACATTACGTATCATTCCATCCTTCTGCCCTCATAGCATCTTCAACTTCCTTTAAAGTGAAAGATCTACCGTAATGATTCTGTACAGCCTCTCGCACGTAGAATACATCACTATGGGGAATATGCAAACTCTCAATGTTATCGTCTAATACGTGACGATAGAACTCTTCAAGAACATTGTCTGTGTATAGTTTTACTGATTTTTTAGCCATTGTCAATACTTAATTACAAAATAGTACAAATTAATTACACTTAGGTACAGTTTAAGTGTAATCATTGTACGTGATTTAGTTAATGTATTTATTTAAGGTAGTATATGGTACATTCTAAGTGATTCATTGTACGTGTAACAGTTAAAGTGAGCCTACCAAAAACTCTCTTAATATAGTTTTACACATTCTGTGGTACATGTCAACCCCTAAATTTTACATATGCTTCATTTTAGGGAAATTGTTCTTCGTAACACTGTTTTCTGAGAACATTGTTCTGTGTAAACCACTATATATGTAATGTGGTTAACACTTCATTTTTCCTGATCTGTGTATTTCTGTGTATACATATACGCACACCCCCCGCATGGCCCCTGCCCACCCCCACATCATGGCGTATGTAGCACACATATGAGGCATATGCAGCGCATGTGTAAACGCATACTGTGCACACATCCACATCATGTGAGAAAAACCCTTCACTTTCAGTGAGTTACAGTCAAAGGGAAACTGTTATGCAATCAGTTGCCATGCTTTAGCATGAAAAAATGGGGTGGATTTTCACGGCAAGGGTGTGTTGCAAAGCCGATGCACATTTTAACCCTACCCTATGGGTAGACTGTCCAACATTGGACAGTGAGAACAAACAGTGAACCAGCCTCACGAGTTTCGCACACGAACTTCAAAATATATATGAAATATATTTTTGCAGTCACACGTGAAACGGCATGGGCAGAGGATCACATGAGGCTGAAATCACCTACTCTATCTCTCTAGTGTTACAGATAGTTTTCTATCTCTCCCTTTAGGGTGAGAGAGATATAAAACTCTCTTATGTAACACTTAGAGATAGAGAAAGGAGCCATCCAATGGCAAAATCAGCGAAAATCACCAAAGTTGAAGGAACTTCAATTGATGCCGACATCAAAGAGGGCAAAGCCCTTGGGTCAATCTGGAGACAGACTAACAGTCTGAAACAGACCATCAAGGCCAATGGCTTCGACACACGGCTTGGAAAGCTGATGCAGAAGCTGAAAGCTCAGTCATCCCTTGACTCTGGTCAAATCTCTCGTCAAACACTGACTACCTACGGTATTCACTGCATTGATCGTCGTCGTCGTTCAGAGGCTCTGTGGTTCGTTGAAAACGAAACAGAGGTTCGTGCCTTCATCGAAACCTCTGGTTTCAAAGGTTCCTCTCTTACAGCTTTACAAGCTGCAATGCGTAAAGCTGCCAAAGGCAGTGACGAACCACAGAATGAACAGCCAAAGGCTGAACCGTCCAATGTTGGACAGTCTGATGAGGCACCAGCTAAAGCTGAACGTCCCAAGATCACTCACAAGGTGATGGTGAATACCATCATTAACCAAGCCAAACTCAATGGCCTTGATCTTGAAAAGATCATTGAGGATCTGATGGCGTCACTTCCTACGGAAGCAAAGGTGGCTGCATGATCAGCCGCCACATACATGAAACTAGTGTTAGGTATTTATTACCTAGCACTAAACGTGACATTGAACAGTGGCAGCTTGATGCTGCTGCTGCTCAATTCTATGAATTGGCATCACAGGAAGCAAACCGCCATATGATCGAAGATCAGATTTGTCCAACATTGGACACTTTGATCGCCAACACAAAAACACCCGAACAGATGTTCGAGCAATCACCTACACTTATCTACGATAGTGGTTGGAAAAGTGCCGTAGGCACGGGGGACGTAAGCAATGACTAGACGTGAGATTAAACGGTTGAACCGTAACAGAGCCATAGGCTGGTTTCTGTTAGGTGTAGGCTGGACTGCAACTGCAATGCTGATTGCTTTGCTGCCTTTGGTGTACAATTAATTGTCTTACAGTTATATAACACTTGAATCTTTAGTGAAAGTGTTATATAACATGTATAGACATTAACACTGAAACTGAAACCGTCCAATGTTGGACACTTTTAAACGGAGTTTAATATGGAACTGTACATCGTAATTGCTTATGACGATGGTGATCCCTACGTCTACTCTGATTATAACAGCAGGTTTGCTTGTTATGATGATGCCTTGCAATCCGCATTAGAGGCACAACATGAAACTGGTGACAAATGTATTGTAAAAACTATTCATCTGCAAGATGTGCCACCATACATGGGAAAGGAAAGCTAAAATGACTAGCAAATTTGACCAAGCTGTACAGGCTTACAGTGATGCTTATAAAGAGTATCACGGTATTCGTCCTATGCTTGCATATGACTATTGGGATAGTCAGCTTGGCATTGAAGGTGCCATTCAAGAGATGGAAGAATGGACTAATCGTTATTACGATTGGATCGCAGAGGATTTGGCACAGGAACGTGCAGATGAAGATGCGTCCATCAATGCTTGCATGGAAGCTGGTGCTCCCGACATTGACACTGCAATGCGGTGGCTTGAGGAAGCTAACGTCCACAGTATGTGGGCTTAATTGAAACGTCCAATGTTGGACACTTTAACGGAGTTATCCAAAATGAAACTTAGAAAAATCGTTCGTACCTCTCGTTTAACTGGCAACACAAGCCATTGGTATCTGCCAATCACACAAGCACAATTGGATGCTTGGGTTGATGGTATGCTGATCCAAGATGCCATGCCACAGCTTACAGCTGACCAACGTGAGTTCATAATGACAGGTATCACACCTGCCGAATGGAACGAAACCTTTGGTTCTTAATTCAAACCGTCCAATGTTGGACACTTTAACGGAGTTAGTCAAGTGACTTACACAGTACACACTACATTCAAATCTAACAACCGTAAGGTTGGCAAGATACCTGTCACAACCACATCAGCAGATACATGTCCTGATGCTTGCCCATTCAACAATGCAAACGAGGGTGGTTGCTATGCAAATGGTGGCCCACTTGCTATACATTGGGCCAAAGTGACACGTGGTGAACGTGGTGATAATTGGTCAACATTCATTGCCAATGTTTCATCTTTCAAAGATGGGCAAGTGTGGAGACACAACCAAGCAGGTGATCTTGCAGGTGATGGCAAACGTTTGGATGCTGATGCAAACGATCAGCTTGCTGATGCCAACCGTGGCAAACGTGGTTTCACCTACACTCACTATCCTGTATTGACTGACAAGCATAATGCACAGGTAGTCAAACGGATGAATGAGAAAGGTTTCGTGGTCAATCTGTCAGCTAACAATGTCAAACATGCCGATGCACTGTATGACCTAGACATTGGGCCAGTTGCGACAGTATTGCCAGAGGCACAAACAACTAACACCACCACACCTAAAGGTCGCAAGGTGATTGTATGTCCTGCCACTATACGTGACAATGTGTCATGTGCCACATGCCAACTGTGTGCAAGAAACCGTGATGCAATCATTGGTTTCCCTGCACATGGGACAACAAAACGTAAAGCAAACACAGTAGCACAAGGAGTGTAATATGAAACCCATTACAAATACTGACTATGATAAACTTGAACTAGCCATTGATCGTTATGTCGATGACCTAGATATAGATGACCTTGTACAAATTGTAACTGATGACCTATGGACATACTATCGCAAAAGTGCATCAAGCGATGAGGTGCAAGAGTTTATAGATAACATGCAAGTAACAGACGAGGATGTAGAACAATGAAAAACAGACCTGTGGGCATTGTGAACCCTGTGGCGAAAGCATTGTTGCAGCAACGCAAAAGCCCACAGGTAGTGCCGCCTAAGAAGGGCAACAAACGCAAACCTAGTAAGAAGGAAAAGCAAAATGAAATACGAGATGCAAAACTTTATTAAGTTTTCAAAACCGTCCAATGTTGGACAGTCTGATAAACCTAAATCCAAACGTGACGATTGGAAACGTGAACGTAAGATCGCACGTCAAAACAAAATCAACCTTCGCCGTGCCAGTGGCACTTGTAAATCAGTAGCATAAGGAGCTATCACAATGACAAACTCAAATGAAAACATCGCACCCGTAGTAAAATCAGCTTTCCCAGAACTGTATGCAGAGCATACGTTTCACATGAAGAAAGCCGTGTCTTACACATACAATTACTGTGTAATTGATGAGGTGATCCTTGAGTTTTGGGGTGAAATGACAATGGCACAGATTGCCGAGGCATTGAATGAATACCCAAATCGTATCGCATATCGTGTGCAAGTTCTCAAGACCAAAGGTCTTATCAAGAACAAGTACAATATGGAACGTGCCGATCTGTTACGTCAACGCAAACAAGCAGCCACATGGCTAAAGGATATTGACAACAAGTTAGCACAGTGTTCTTAATACTGACACCTATTGTAGCCTATGTCTGTATGCTAGTGACCGTTGGTATACTGGTAAGCATGGGCTACGATAAAGACAATGTAAACTCCATAGGCATATGGTCTGTGTATATACAAATGTATATAGCTGTATGCCTACTTAAATATACGAAAGGTAGATCCAATGCACGGAATAAATATGAATAATATTGTTCTGCATCATGGTGATAGAGTTATATCTATTGCTCAACACAAGGATGAATCAGGCAAAATTGTGTGCTCCGAAATGCTTGACATAACGGATGGATATGATAAAGATCCTATACGATTTGTAGATTCAACCAAGTCTTTTTTGGCTGCTTTAGAGGAGATCATGTTAACATGAGAGTAGAAGTATACTTCAACCTACACAAATACGTATGGTCTGTCCGTTCAGCTAGAACGGGCAGGGTAATACTGCACACTGACAAGGTACACATTCGTAATCCTGAGTTTGTAGTACGTCAAGCAGGACGTGAACGTGTATTGCGTGAGGGCAAGAAGAATGTTCATGCCTTTGTACGTGGTGAAGCTACATACTTTGATGACTTTGATCCAGACTATCATCCAAAATATCTGGACTACACACTTGTGTCATACAACCCATACAAGTTTGACACATTCGTTGATGTGCATGACACGACACCTGTACGTACAGCTAAACGTGCATTCCTACAGTTGCAACCAAGTATGGTGGTTGGCGATTGGAGAGATAGACCATACCTATATGCAGAAGGAGCAAGACCATGACAATAACACCAGAAGAAATTGTGGATAGACGCAGCAAGTGGCAACAAGAACGTGAAGAAATGGAAAAGGTGCTTAATGATGCAGCTTTGTCTTTGACACAAGATCAACGTGAGGTAATCACCAAAGTGTGGAATCTTATGGACGATATGGAAAGCCACATCAGGGAGTGCTTTGACCTTGACATGCGTCATGTACGCAGACTGTCTACACTTGAGTACAAACTACGTGGTGCTTTCCCTGAGTTATGTAAAGGAGCATGTACCTGTGACGATTAAAGCATACGAGATTGTGCTTGAGATTGACGGGCAGGATAGTACCATCACACTTGATGATACTTTCCCAGCCATTGTCGATTGGCATACTGCCTGTACTATGGCAGTGTTGATGGCAAAGCACGTACACCCAGAGTGTGAGGTAGAGTTTGTCTCATGCACTGAGTATGACGCAGAAGAATACGATGACTATGGGTATATATTCCCAGCCCCAATGCAATTACACTAGGAGATACAGCTATGGAAGCTAGAATAAAACTAACTCAACGTATGTTGAGCAAGTCAGAGATCAATGCCAACAAAACTGTAAGGCAGTTTTTGTTAGATGAATTTGATATGGACTACACAGATCCATTCTTCAATGAAAACAAATTCACTGTGACGGGTGAATACATTGATGGTACTGAAGCAAAGGTAAACTTTTTCACACGGTCAGGCCGTGGCGATAAGATGATTAGCATACAAAAGCTAAAGCAATATGCCGATGCAGGTGACATAGTACGCCTCATATCAAACAGTAGGGATGCAGATGGAACACGTATATTCATATCAGTTCACAGACCATACACAGAAGCCAGCACCAATGCCGCATGATGATCCATGTGACGATTGGTCTGGACTGCCACCACCGAAAGGATAAGCTATGCTTAGTACAGCTTTGATGTGCCTTGCACTCAACATATATCACGAGACACGGGGCAGTCCTATGTCTGAAGGGTATGCAGTGTCACACGTAGTGTTAAATCGTGTGGCACATGACCGATGGCCTGACGATGTATGTTCTGTCGTGAAGCAGGGATATAGTAAGGGCAAACACAAGTGCCAGTTCAGTTGGTACTGTGACGGTAAGTCTGACACCCCATATGAAAAGAAAGCATGGGCATTGTCTCAGTTGATTGCACAGGATGTGCTTGATGGGACTGTGCCTGATAACACAGGCGGTGCGACACACTACCATGCCCATTATGTAAAACCCTTTTGGGCAAAGGCACTGACTAAGACTGTGTCATTAAAGACACACAAGTACTACAAATAGCTTATCGTTCCTAGTATAGGGGTGATGGGTATGATATAACGGGGCATCAGTTGCCAATAACAAATGAAAAGGAGACAAATATGCCATTTGATATTACAAACTTTGACGTACCACACTACCTTGATTTTAATGTAGAGTTTGAACCTACCAAAGTTAAGGACAAAAAGTATGTCATCAATGGAGACACAGGTGAATACCTTGGTGTTGTGGGTGACAAGTTTACCTGTGCATCACACGGTGACTTCTACCGTGGTGTCTTTGACACAATCACAGAGAACCTTGACCCATCAGAGATGGCGAATGCTAGTTTTAAGTGGCGGTCTGCACGTGGTGGTGCATGGTCTATGCTAGACATCACACTACCTGACATGCAGGTAGAGATTAATACCGACAAGCACACAACTACGTTGGGTAATCGTATCATATCATTGCATGGTATTGATGGATCGTGCAGCAACCAAGCATTCTTTGGTGCTATTGATTTCTTCTGTACCAACGGTCTGATCCGTGGTGAGTACGATAAGGTACGCAAGAAGAACACATCCAACTTTACACTTGACGGTTTCATCAAGGAACTGGTACGTGCACGGCGTGACTTCTACGAAGAGACTGCCAAGATGCAGGTGTGGGCGCAGACTTCCACAAAGTATGTGGACATCAAGTCTTTGCTTGAGGAGATGATTTCATCTCGTCGTAAGGCAGAGAAGATGTACAGCCTGTACTGTGCAGAGGCAAGCACACGTGGTCACAACAAGTGGGCATTGTATTCTGCCTTCACAAACTATGCCAGCTACGCTGATGAACGTAACGGGTTCAACCTACGTAACACTGGTAATGATACACAGGCTATCAGCATGTTCAGTCGTGAGCAAGAGGTGAGCAAGTGGGTCAGTGATAATCGTTTCATTCAGTTGGAGGCTGCGTAATTGCCAAGGCTACCACGTTATGTACAGGAACAGGTGTCATCTTCGGGTGACATCTCCTACCGTTTCAATCCACCACAGATACTAGTCGATGAAGGTGTAGTAAAAAGAGAGTCTTATGGGTCAGACTTAAAGCAAGTTCGTAAGATAGTTAAACAACACAATGATAACATTGACAAATGGAGAGAGGAACAACTGTCTGTCATACGTATAAAGCCAAGCAGCAAGGTCACAGATCTGATCAACTATTACTATCAGTCTAATGATTTCAATATGTTACGTGATACAACTAAAGTTGACTACAGATATTTCCTGACCATACTGCATCAGACTATGGGATGGCGTAGGTATGACAAGGTTACAACCAAGATTGCCAAGCAAGCCTATGAGGATTGGGTCAAACGTGGCGTCAGCTTTGCTAATCATGCGGCTACCTGTGCAAGCAGAGTGTACAACTATGCCATACAGATGGAACATGCTACGCAGAATCCTTGGGCCAACATCAAACGTAAGAACCCCAAGCAACGCAAGGTTACATGGACACACGGTGATGTGATCAAGTTCCTTGATGTTGCATACTCTGAGTTTGAATACAGAAACATTGGGCTGATCGTACAGATGGCATACGAATGGTGCCAACGTCTTGGGGACATGCGTAATCTCAAGTGGGAGAGCATTGATCTGCATAGGCAAAAGCTATCTCTTGAGCAAAGTAAACGCAGGGCAGAGGTCACACTACCCATCTCTGATGACTTGACAGAGATGTTAAATGCACAACGTAATGACTTTGGATTTCAAGAGTATGTGGCACCACACCCTAGACCTGTGTCTGGTGTATACAATCCGTATGCTATGGAACGTCTGTCTAAAGTAGGTAGACGGGTCATGCGACTAGCTGGATTGTCAGAAGACTTACGTCTTATGGACTTACGTAGAACAGGGGTAACACAGATGGATCAGAAAGGTGTACCAATAAACCAGATCATGTCTGTTACAGGACACAATCACATGGCTTCAGTGAAGCCTTATCTAAAGCATTCGTATGACAGTGCAAATAATGCATTGACAATGCGTAATGTATCTGTATCCTTGAGTGAAACGAACAACATAGAAAGTGATACATATGAGTGTAAGAAATATAATTAATGATCTATCACTTAGTAATGGTGAAACTAAACGTATGAATTGTCCTGAGTGTAATGGATACAAAACGTTTACTGTTACTAACAACATGGGATCATTAGTGTGGAACTGTTACAAAGCTGGGTGCTCTGTGTCTGGGGGTAAACGTGTGCATCTATCGGCAGATGACATACGTAAATCCCTTGGCAGTGTTGCACAGGAAACACACTCTGTAGGTTTTTCTAAACCTGATTGGATTGTGCAGGACTATGATGCAATCAATAAGTTCTGTGACCAGTGGGGGCTTGACCCCAAGGCATTGGGTCTACTGTACGATGTAAAGGAACATCGTGTGGTGTTCCCTATTATGCAGGGTAATATAATGGTGGATGCTACGGGTCGTAGCCTGTCAAAGAAACTTCCCAAGTGGAAAAGATATGGAAATAGTAGCTTGCCATACACCTACGGATGTGGTAAAACTGCTGTAGTTGTTGAGGACTGTGTGAGTGCAGCTATTGTAGGTGCGACAGACGGAACTGGATGCCAAGATGATGATGTATATGTCGGGGTAGCAGTGTTGGGTACATCATTATCAGAGGGACACAAGCAGTACTTGTCACAGTTCTCAACAGCAGTGATTGCCCTAGACCCCGATGCACTACCAAAGACCTTGGCAATTGCAAAAGAATTACGATCACACGTAAAACAGATACGTGTGTTATACCTACTGGATGACCTCAAGTATAGGAATCCAACCGACATGATGAAACTGACAACGCTAGGAGAATGAAATGGAATTATCCCTCATACGTAGCTTGATGGACAAAGAGTTTTACGATGAACATCGTGGTGCTCGTTGCCCTGATAGACTATTCAGCAAGGATGTACGTAAGATCAAGCAGTCCATTGACACTGCTATGACCCGTTACGAACGTACCGTAACACCAGATGAGATTGAAGCCTTGTTCATGGCTAACAATCCTACACTTACAACTGCACAGAAACAGGCATACTCACACCTGTTCTCTCAGGTGAAACGTGAGAAGCCTATGGGCGGTGACGTAGCACAGGAAGTGTTGTCCAAACTGTTCCAACAGGTAGTTGGTGAGGACATTGCCAACCTTGGCTTTGATTATGTGAATGGTGACAAGTCTAGTCTTGAGCCTTTACGTATGCTGCTTGAACAGTATGGCGATGACTTCACTCCCAACCTAAGAGTTACATGGGAAGACACTAGTCTTGATACGATACTTGCAATGACTGACCTTGAGTCTCAGTGGGTATTCAACATACCTACTCTTGTACGTAAGGTAGAGGGCGTCAATGCAGGACACCTGATTGAGGTTGGCGCAAGACCAAATACAGGTAAGACATCATTCCATGCCTCTCTTGTGGCTGGTCCTAATGGATTTGCATGGCAAGGTGCAAGGTGCATAGTGTTGTGTAATGAGGAAGGGTATCACCGTGTCGCACATAGATACATCACTGCCGCTACTGGTATGGACAAGTTCCAGATTAGTAAGTACAAGATTACGGCAGCCGAAATCTTTGATCGTATACGTGGTAACGTAATGTTTAAGGATGCGACAGGCCGTGACATGAATTGGGTGGAGTCTGTATGCAAGTCATACAAACCTGACATTGTAATCCTTGACATGGGTGACAAGTTCGCCAAGACAGGTGGCTTTGCACGTCCCGATGAGGCACTCAAGGCTAATGCAATACATGCCAGACAGATTGCAAAGATGTACAACTGTGCAGTATTCTACATGTCCCAACTGTCTGCTGAAGCAGAAGGCAAGGTTGTATTGAACCAATCCATGATGGAGGGTAGTCGTACAGGTAAGGCAGCAGAAGCTGATCTGATGATTATGATCTCTAAGAATGCTACTGTTGAAGGACAGGATGAAGAAGACAACCAACGTCACATTAACATTGTGAAAAACAAACTCACAGGGTGGCACGGTATTGTACACACTGAACTTGAATACAAAATAGCGAGGTATACAGCATGATAGAAGCAACACTGATGGATCACATGGGCAGTGACATTACAGTAGTAAATGCTGCCCGTGTGTCATTTGGCAAACGATCAGGCATGGTCTGCGTCGATAATGTTCTAGGTAAATGGGAGCTTGAGAAGAAGGATCAGAAGCTGATCTGGTATCTGGCAGAGCACAAACACATGTCTCCATTCGGACATTGCTTTGCCAGCTTCCATGTCAAGGCTCCCATCTTTGTGGCACGTCAACTTGTGAAACATAAATTCCTACGTTGGAATGAGATTAGCCGTAGGTATGTGGACATAATACCAGACTTCCATGAACCTGCTACATACAGACGTAGGGCAGAAGACAAAAAGCAAGGGTCAGGTGATGCAATGGTCCCATCTAGTTCTACTATGAGGTCTGAAGCCAAGGCCATTCTATGGGCTAAAAGGGCTTATGCAGAGATGTTACAGGATGGTGTCTGCCCAGAGCAAGCACGTATGGTACTGCCACAGAGCATGGTCACGGAGTGGTACTGGTCAGGTAGCTTAGATGCATTTGCTGATATGTGTCTGCTAAGATGTGCTTCTGACACACAACAGGAAACACAAGAGGTAGCCAATCAGATTAGTATGAGTATGCACAAGCTATTCCCTGTGTCATGGATGGCATTATGTAAAGGGAGAGGATGATGAGTAAAGATGCAGGTATTATTGGTGTTGAAACCGTAGAGGAACATGAGGATGGTGGTGCAACATTTAAGTTTCATATGGATGCACATGCCCGTGGCCTACTCACAGAGGAAGGCTTGAAGCTAGTGATGTACTGTGCAGCAGCCAAGCTCGACATGGGTGTAGTGTATGACTTCATTGAGGATCACATCAGGTACAACAAAGATGAGAGGTTTGACGAGTACGGAAACTATGGTGAGAACAACCCACCAGTATCTTCTGAATGGTCACAGGATAGCCAAGATAAATCGGAGAACCTTGCATGACAGGTAAGTATACATTCGGTATACCTCTAAGAGAGATACGTCCTATGACTAAGGAAGAAAGACAGAGGGCAAAAGAACGAGCCAAACAGAATATGTATGGTGAAAGTAAATGTGTGTCTTGCGGAAATGTATCTACAGGTGATTTCTGTGAGTTTTGTTTGAATGAGGAGTGAAAATATGAATACAGCAACTATGACAGAAGAGATTATATTACACTCAGCAATGAGGCGTACTAATCTAACATTGAAAGAAGCAGTAACTGCAATGGAAATGTATGCTAATGACAAAGAGTTTCACGAACACCTTGACAGGTTGTATGCAAATGAGGTAATACTAGACGAATGAAACACTTAACACTCGACGTAGAAAACACTGTGACCAAACGGGATGGCAAGAAACACCTTGATCCATTCGAACCTGAGAATACATTAGTCATGGTGGGTATGCTAGATGATCTTGGTAACGAAACTATTGTGACATTTGATCACGCAGAGCATCCACCCACCGACAGGGGAGCACAGATAGTACAAGACCTTCTTGACTGTGCTCCTCTACTTATCATGCACAATGCTTCACATGATCTATTGTGGTTATGGGAGTCTGGGTTCACATACAATGGACCTATCTTTGACACCATGCTAGGCGAGTACATACTACAACGTGGCCAGAAAGAACCACTGTCTCTTGAGGCATGTGCAGAACGTTACGAACTTGACACCAAGAAACAAGACACCATGAAGGAGTGGTTGAAGGCTGGTAAACAAGTTCGTGACATGCCATATGAAGAGCTAGAGAGCTACTGCATTGATGATATAAAGGCAACACAACAACTGTACTTGCGTTTGATGACGAAGTACGAGGAGTGTAGTACACTGGCAGGAACAATACGACTAACCAATCAGCTTGCTGTACATCTTGCACGTATCTATCAACGTGGCTTTGCTGTTGATATGTCAGTACTTGAGGAAGTTAGGCAAGAGTTTACACAAGAACGTGACACTCTCATAGCCAGCCTTGATGCACAAATACGTACACTGATGGGTGACACACCTATCAATCTCAATAGCCCAGAGCAATTATCTTGGGTTATTTACAGCCGCAAACCCAAGAGCAAAAAGCATTGGGCAGATCTGTTTGATGACTACATGGACGATCAGGACTACAAGTATCAAGTACGTAACAGCAGTGATGTCTTGTACAAGCAGAAGGCAAAGCAATGCAATACCTGTAAAGGTAATGGGTATATACGAAAAGTAAGGAAAGATGGAACACCGTATGCAAGAACTAATAGATGTAATGATTGTGAT